GCTCCCATGCTGTTGCTTACTCTATGCTTAGTTATTATACTGCTTGGCTTAAGTCCTATTATCCTCTTGAGTTCATGTTTTCAATTCTTAAAAACGAAAATGACAAAGACGCAAGAACAGAATATTTGATTGAAGCAAAAAGATTAGGCCTTAAGGTATTACTTCCACACATTAACGAATCGGATTTATACTTTTCACTACAAAAAGATTCTATTCGATTTGGGCTGGCTGAAGTAAAATTTATTTCAGATAGCATTGCAAATAAAATAATAGAAAGAAGACCATACAGTGATTATGCTGACTTTATTGAGAAGGCATCAAAGAAAGGTTCTGGCATTAATAGCCGTGCTGTTGCTGCTCTTAACGCCATCGGCGGTGCTGCGTTCCCTGATAACAAAAGGCAGGGAAATGAAAAAGACAATTACTACGAATACCTAGGCATACCAAGCTTTAACCTAGAAGGTATCCCCCCTAGAATTAAAGCACAGGCTAGACCAATTGAAGACTTTGATGATCTAGGATCTTTTGTTATGTTTGGAATGGTTAAATCAATTAAGCGTGGCAACGGCTGGGCTAGAGTAGAGCTGGTGGATGAAACGGGAACCGTAGGTTTATTCCATACAGAGCAAACTCAAATTGAAACAAATCAAATGTATTTTATTCTTGTTGGAGATAATCGAATTGCAAGGTATGTTAAGGTAAGTGATATTGATCCAAAATCAAATGATTTATTTGTCGACTATCTATATGCTAAGTCGTACGACCTTGAAGAAGACGAGTATATTGTGGTAAACTTTACCCCATATACAACTAAGGCAGGAAAACAGATGAGCCACATAGTTCTATCAGATAAGAATAAAGTTTTAACTAGAGCAATTGCTTTCCCAGCAATGTACAAAATGACTCTTGCTAAGATGCGTGAGGGAATGAAGTGTAAAGTTACATTAGCCAAATTGGATGATGGAACCTTGAATATAAAGGAAATAAAATGACAGAAGAACCGCCATCATTAGAAGTGCTAGTAAAAAGATTTAATGCTTCCAATTTGCTGACAGCAGTTTTAAAATCAGTCGGCCCAGTTTCTATTACAAAAGAAGAGCTTGATAAGATAACAAATTATCACAAGCCAGAGGACTTACAAGACTTTAATGCCATAGATACCTACATGGACACCTATATGGACTACATAAAAGAGTCTGGCGGATACGCACAGATTGATTATGACTCTCAAGAAAAGGTGTTTACATTTAATCTTATGTCACGAGAAGAAGCAGAGGCACTTGTGGGAGTTGGCAACAGCATTGGATACGTTTGCCTAAGATCAAGATGGAATGACTATGCACATTCCTAGGAGACGATGATATGGAAAAAAATTGGACGCCTACCGACTATCACGATGATGGCAGGACATTAACTGCAGAAGAAACTGATAGAAGAAATAGTCAGGTTACTGAAATGTTTAATAGGTTAAACTCTTCAGTTCTTTTAACTCTTTTATTTGAGAACCTTGGTGAGTTTGTTTTTGACAGAAAAGATTTAATTCATTTAAATAAATATGACATGCCACCAAACGATACTTCTGTGAACCCATATGATCCAAATTTTAATGATTATATAAAAGATATTGGTGGGCATGTTAATGTCTACTATAATGCAAAAACAGATAAAGTTTCAATGAGAGTTGTAAGCTATGAGGAGGGTCTTCATACACAAAATAACAATGAAACTGTAGGCTTTTTTTCAATAAGAAGGCCATGGAATGTCTATGGCATTAAATTCCTTAAGGAGAAAGAATGACACAAGAACAAGACATTTTTGCATCATTAAATGTTTCCAAGATACTGGTTGCAATTTTAGAAATGCAAAATGAAATTACTATACCAAGTGATTTATTTATTAATGCAGCAACAATAGATAAAGAACTTCAAGTTGATTACGATTCAGATAATCAATCATTTAAATTTAAATTAAAAGGAAAAGATGAATCAGGGACAAATAACGACCAACTCATTACGGATTTCGAATAGCATTGAGCCAGAGCTAGTAACTGACTATGGGCTAGATGTTTTATCTGCACTTTTACATGAGACAGCAATTGAAAAAGGTTTTTGGGATAGCCCAAAGAATTTTGACGTGCTTGGCAATAAGCTAGCTCTTGTTCATTCAGAAGTAACAGAGGTCCTTGAAGCACTAAGAAAAAATAAAGGTTCCGAGGAAATTGTAGAAGAAATTTCTGATATTTTAATTAGAACACTTGACATATATGCCTCAATGAGAAACGCTGGCTTTGTTACTCACAGCCTAGATGAAGTCTTATTTAATAAAATAGAAACAAATAAAGTTCGTCCAAGACTTCACGGCAATTTATTTTAATGATATAATTGTATAAAAGAGAGAGAAAAAATGACTATAGCGATTGATGAAATCCTAGCAGGATTAGATCCAAAAACAAGGGCAAGAGTAAAAGCGGCACAAGATGTAAAAGTTGAAAAACAAAAGACACCCAGTATTGGTTTGAATATGGCATTAAAGGGTGGGCTTGGATACGGAAGACAGGTTCTTGTTTGGGGGAATAAGTCTGCAGGAAAATCTTCATTTTGCTTACAAATGATTGCTCTTGCACAAAAAGAAGGCAAGACCTGTGCATGGATTGATGCAGAAGCATCTTACGATCAGTCTTGGGCAGAAACATTGGGTGTAGATTCATCTTCTCTTATTTACTCCCCAGCCAAAACAGTTAATGATATGGTTGATGTTGCTACCAAGTTAATGGATGCGGGTGTTGATATTATTGTGGTAGATTCTATATCAGCATTGCTCCCAGCCATTTATTTTGAAAAAGATGGAAATGAAATGAAAGATTTGCAAGACACGAAGCAAATCGGCGCTGAAGCAAAGGATATGACTCACGCAGTCAAAATGTTAAACTATGCAAATAAAAACACACTACTGGTTCTCATCTCACAGCAAAGAAATCAATTTGGATCTATGCATGCTTCCCATATCCCAACAGGGGGAATGGCAGTCAAATTCTTTTCTTCAACAGTTATTAAACTTTGGTCCTCAGAGGCTGAAGCAAATGCGATTAAAGCAGGCATTAAAGTTGGTGACAAAATTATTGAACAGCGAGTTGGCAGACCAGTCAATTGGATTATTGATTACAACAAGCTCGGCCCCCCTAATCTTTCAGGACAATACGACTTCTACTATCAAGGAGAATCTTTAGGCGTTGATCTTGTTGGAGAAACACTTGATGTTGCAGAGATGGTCGGTGCAGTTGAAAAAGGCGGTGCTTGGTATACTGTTAATGGAGAAAGACTTCAAGGTCGTGCAAAAGCAGTAGCTTATCTTAGAGAGAATCCAAAAGTTGTTGATAAGTTAATAGAGGATATAAGTGCCAAATCTTAACGAGTTTTTAAAAAAAGAGCAAGTGAAGGAAATTGATTCTACATTTGAAGAACTTCCAGGCGTTAGGCCATGCTCTAAATGCGAGATTGATGTAGATGGTGGGTTGTGGGACTCTAAAAATTTAATAATGAAGTGGACGTGCTCAAAAGGCCATGAAACAATACATAGGGTCGGATAATGTCAGAAAGATCAGAAGTAAAAAGAGATGGTGCTAAAGCTCAAAAGAATTCGGGAAGAGGCGACTATCAAAAAGGTGATGCACAGTGGAAACAATTCCTTGTGGATTACAAGGAAGCAGGAGTATCTTTTACTTTAAATAAAGATAATTGGGCAAAAATTTGCACAGATACATTTAAAGTAAATAGAGACATGCATCCAGCACTAAAGATTATTATAGGAAAAGATTCCAAGGTTAGACTTGGAATTATTGAATGGGCAGTGTTAGAAGAACTAATACATTTCTGGGAGGAAAATCATGAATAAGTATCAAGTAATGCCACAAGTAGTTATATATAGAGACATGTTTGACAAACAAGAGCTACAGAAGTTTTATGACCTAATGGATTTGTATGAGAATGACACAAGCCAATTTGCGATTACACATGAAGAGCTTTCAACAAGAGGAGATAATCATGGAGTTCTGCCTCAAGAAAAAGAAGATGTATCTCCATTAAACGAATGGGTCCCCTGGCACACCTTTGGAAAGAAAACATTTTTTAATTTTAAGCAAATGCCAGAGAGCCTTTCTGATGAAAACTTAAAGTTTTTATACGAGTTTAGAGAAAAGCTTTACGGTATATTCTCTATTGTATTTAAGGACTATATTGACGAATGGTCAGCTTCAGGGTACTGGCCAGAGTACATTGATAACTGGAAGCTGAATGAGCCTGGTGCTGGAAGAATGCACTACTCTGTAATAGAAATTCTAAAGCATGACATTCACGCAGAAAAGAATTTAGCTATTACATTTCACACCGATGCACATAAGCATAGGGTAGGGCAGCCTAGAGCCCAACAGATTATTACAATCACAATTTATGTAAATGACGATTATACTGGAGGAGAAGTTGAGTTCTTGAATGAAATTGACGAAGTCCCAAAGGTAATTACATATAAGCCAGGAGTCGGAGATGTAACAGTATTCCCATCAGGTATACCATATTGGCACTCAGCAAAAGCTGTAACTGAAGGAAACAAAAAAGTTTTTGTTAGAGTCTTTGCTCAGTGGGATTACCCAGGGTCAAAGGAATGGTTTGAAGGAATAGAAACTCACGGAGAAGAAGAATGGCTTAGGATTGTAGATGAGAGTGTGCAAGAAAAAGTATCCACTGGAATTTATGATCGTGAAGTTAGAATTGAAGGAACAAAATGGCAGGACGTAAATCCTGCAATTAAGATTGAGGTTTCCAAAGAAAACCATATATATGTTGACGGGAGAAATCGGTGAGAGAAATTATTTTATGCACAATTACAGGAGCGGCAGTAGGAGCAATATTTACAGTTTTTAAACTGCCAGTTCCAGTTCCACCAGTTTTCCCAGCTGTAATGGGCATTGTTGGTTTATGGATAGGGTCTGTTTTGATTGCTAAGGTTGTATAATGACTAGCTTAATTTTTGGCATTATGATAGGATTCTCTATAGGTTATCCACTAGGATTATTTATCGACAAATGGGACAATAGGATTAAAAATGGCGGAAGATAAAAATACACTTGAGCTTATCAGCGATATAACAGAGTTTAATGACTTGCACGAGTATATGAAGGATGAGCATTTAGATAAAGCTCTTGCAATTGTTGTTAAGATACTCATGAATCCTGAAGTGCCTTCAGCCAAGGCTCCAGTTTTAATTATGGAGCTGCAGGCAATGTCCACTAAGTTTGCTGTAATGGCATCTGTATATTCTACAATTGCTAAGGACAAAGCTGGAACTGTAAACAACAATAAAAAGAATGTTTACTATTCGGTAAAAGAGTCCATAGACAAACTTGTAGATGCACTTAAGTATGTAGTTAGGTATAACTCATAAATGGCTAGAGACATAGTAAAAAACTTAAAGTTTAAAAAGCACACTGGAAAGTTCTTTGATCCCGAAAAATTTGCTCAGCTTCTTGATGAGTCGTATCGGAATACAAAACGTGCTGACGGCTCTATGACAAAGAAATCTTTTAGCCCAAGCTCACTTGGATATGGACACGGAAAGTGCCCAAGATATTGGTATATGGCGTTTTCTGGTGCAGTTTTTATTGATGACAACGATGCAGTTGCTATTGCTAACATGGCACAGGGAACTCAAGCCCATGAAAGACTGCAGAAGCTCATATCAACTATGCCAGAGTGGAAAGCTGAGGAAGAGGAGATCATCAATGAGTATCCTCCAATTAGAGGGTTCATAGATCTTATCATGGAGTACGATGGCGAAACAGTAATTGGTGAAATAAAAACTGCAAAGCAAGAAGTTTGGGATACAAGGCAATCTGAAATGAAGTCTTCTTCAAACCATATGCTTCAGCTATTAACCTACATGAAGTTAAAAAATGCCAAAGAGGGATTCTTCCTGTATGAAAATAAAAACACTCAGGAAATATTAATCATTCCAATTTCTATGAACGAAAAAAATAAGGCACTTATCGAGAATGCTTTTCGATGGATGGAAGAAGTTTATGACAACTTTAAAAATGGTGATCTTCCAGTAAGACCAGCGGGTGCAACTAAGTCAAAGATGCCATGCACCTACTGTCCAATTAAAAAGGAATGCTATGACAAGTCTGGTCCAGTTGGCACAGTAGAGATTGACTTATATGAGGATTATGTACTATGATTTGTGCCAATAGCGAGTGCAAAATTGAATTTGTTTCTAGAACGCATAATCAGAAATACTGTTCTGATGAGTGTTGCAGAATTGCAACTAATAAAAGAATCATGGACAAGTACTATGAAAAAAAAGCAATTAAAAAGGGAGCCCTGAGACATTGCAAAAAGTGTAAATCGGAGTTGAGCAGATATAATACGGAAGATATTTGTTCATCTTGCATAAAAACAAACTACACTAAGGCAAAAAAGATGATCTCAGAAATTATAAATGAAATTAGCTAGCCTAGTTAAAACTAAAGCCAACAGAGTACTTGGGATTGATGCCTCAACAAACTCTATAGCTTTTTGTTTAATGGAAGATGATGTTCCACTAAAGTGGGGCAAGATAAATCTATTTGGCGAAGATATTTATGAAAAGATTCACGATGCTAAAAACAAAATGGCAATGATGTTAGATGAACTAAAGAGTGATTATATTGTAGTTGAAGGAGCCATACTTGTCAGATCGCCAGACGCTGTGATAAAATTGTCTTATGTTTATGGTGTTGTTATTGCTGAGCTTATGTCTACTGGGGCTAAAGTTATTACCATTGCTCCAAGTGCTTGGCAGGCATATATTGGTAACAAGAATCCTACAAAAGATGAGAAGTCTGCAATAAGATTAGCTAACCCAGGTTACGCAGAATCTTGGTACAAGAATCAACTTAGAAATATGAGAAAGCAGAGAACTGCTGACTACTTTAATAAGAAATATGGTTTACAAATTGTGGATTTTGATGTTGCAGATAGCTTTGGTATTGCACATTATAGTAACCAGGTGCTTACAAAACGATGAAGCTTTATCAGAGTAAAGATTGGCTATATAGAAGATATATAGTACAAAAGAAAACAGTTACAGAAATAGGTAAAGAGTGCGGTGTCTCTGCTATGACTATACAGAGATATTTACAAGAGTTTGGATTGTTAAGAAAAAAATGACAGGATACCCAAATAAAGATGGCGGATACCAGGCTTGGATAACTGACCTACAATTAATTGCAACTGAAGCTCCCTCGGGACATAAAATAATTGTTGAGTGTTTAGAGACTGCAGAGATGCTAATCAAGAAGAATATATCTTACGGAAATTCAGCACTTGACCCAATTCGTATATTTTCAAAGGCGGACTCAAAAGAACAAATTAGAGTTCGTATTGATGATAAGCTAAATAGAATTCAGAACGATAAGGCATTCCCTGGAGATAATGACATCGATGATCTGATTGGATATTTAATCCTTCTTAAAATTGCTAATAAGTCTTAGTCAACTAAAACATGGTATAATTTATATATGAGTGAGATAGAGCCAGCAGTACATTTTGACCGCATGAATAGGGTTGTGGAAGAGCTTTTAAAGGGCAATTCAGCAACCCAGATAGCCACGCTCACTGGCTTCTCACGTAAAGAGGTTTTAGATTACGTTGATGAATGGAAATCTGTTGTTCACAATGACAGCAATATACGTGACCGTGCCCGTGAAGCAATATCTGGAGCAGACCAACACTATGCGATGCTCATCAAGGAGGCATGGAAAACTGTAGAGGATGCCGACACTCAAGGCGCCCTTGCTGTAAAGTCGGGATCCCTAAAGCTAATAGCAGATATAGAAACAAAAAGAATAGCCATGCTTCAGTCAGTAGGTGTTCTGGAAAATACTCAAATAGCATCTCAAATTGCAGAGACAGAGCGTAAGCAGGAAATTTTAGTCGGGATATTAAAAGAAGTAACTGCCTCTTGTCCTAAATGCAAAATGGATGTTGCGAAAAGACTCTCTCAAATCACTGGCATAGTTGAATCCGTAGTAATTGAGGATGCTGATGTTGTTTGATAAATTTAATATTAAAAACATTGAAGATGGAATATTTGCAGTCAATAACTTTATATCAGAAGATGAATGTAAAAAAATTGTAGAAACTTTAAAATCTGCAAAATATACAGTTAGAAAAGATAACATACTCGTATATGAACTTAATGAAGAATCTCTATCTCAATCAAATTTTATTGAAAACAAAATAAAAGAAAATATTAGCGACCCACTTCTTATAAAAGAAGGAGGATTTAATTGCATATTACAAGGTAATAGCATGAGTAAGCATAATGATTTAGATGGATTTGACCATAGGAATTTTTCAAAAAAGTATGGAGTTGTTTTGTATTTAAATAATTTTGATGGTGGCGAAATAAATTATCCAAAGCTTAACGTCTCATACCACCCCTCCCCTGGAGATTTATTGGTACATAAATCTTATATTGAACATGAAGTTTTGAAAGTTAATTCGGATAGTAGATACACGTACACTAGCTACCTATGGAGCAAAAAAAATGTCATTTGATTTTTCAGATCTAATTGATATTTTAGACGGCGAAGAGTTTGAAGAAAAGCCAGTGGACTTACGCACATTTGTTAATGATCCAAACTATCTAGGACTACCACCACTTTCTGAGTATCAGTACACATTAATTGAAAAAAGTTCTCAAATTTATAAAGAATCCACACTTAAAAAATTATTCGGGGAAGAAGAAGGCTCTGTAAGATTTAAGCAAACGGCAAATGAAGTTGTTGCACAGCTAGGCAAAGGCTCAGGTAAAGATTATTGCTCAACAATTGCCGTAGCATACATAGTTTACTTATTACTATGCTTAAAAGATCCAGCAACTTATTATGGTAAACCTCCAGGTGACTCTATAGATATTATTAACATTGCAATCAACTCACAACAAGCAAGCAACGTATTCTTTAAGGGATTTAGAAGCCGAATAGATAAGTCACCGTGGTTCATTGGTAAATACTATGCCAAAGCATCAGAAATACAGTTTAACAAAGCTATAACAGTACACTCAGGTCACTCAGAAAGAGAGGCTTGGGAAGGATACAATGTTTTAGTTGTTATCTTAGATGAGATCTCTGGCTTTGCTATTGAAAATACAACGGGTCACGATCAGGCTAAAACTGGCAGTGCAGTTTATGATATGTACAGGGCATCCGTAGACTCACGCTTTCCAGATTTTGGTAAGGTAATTCTATTGTCATTTCCTAGATTTAAGAATGATTATATTCAACAAAGATATGATGCAGTTATAGGTGAAAAAGAAACTGTCATTAGAGAACATAAGTTTAAGATGTACGAAGAGTTGCCAGATGGTACTGATGGAAATGAATTTGAAATACAGTGGGAGGAAGACCATATAGTATCATACAAGATCCCTAAAGTGTATGCTATCAAACGCCCAACATGGGAGATTAACCCAGTTAGAAAAATTGATGATTTCAAAACAGCATTCTATACAAACCCAACTGATGCTCTTTCAAGATTTGCATGTATGCCGCCAGATGCTGTGGATGCATTTTTTAAGTCAAGAGAAAAAGTAGAAAAAGCATTTAATATAGGATCACTTGCTGTAGATAATTTTGGCAGACTTGAAGAATGGTTTTTGCCAGATCCAGACAAGAAATATTATATTCACGTAGACTTAGCACAAAAGCATGACCATTGTGCAGTAACAATGGCACACGTTAATAAGTGGGTAAACGTAAAGGTGACAGACACATACTCGCAACCAGCCCCTATTGTAGAGGTAGATGCAGTTAGATATTGGACGCCAACACCAGACAAGTCTGTTGATTTTACTGAAGTAAAAGATTATATTCTTTCTTTAAAAACAAGAGGATTTAATATAGCTATATGTACCTTTGACAGATGGAACTCTCATGATATGATGCAACAACTAAAACAATATGGCATCAATACAGAGATTCTATCTGTCGCTAAAAAGCACTATGACGATATGGCCATGGTGGTGGCAGAAGAAAGACTAATAGGTCCACATATACCATTACTTATAGATGAATTATGTCAGCTTAGAATCATGAGAGATAAAGTCGATCACCCTAGAAAAGGATCTAAAGACTTGGCAGACGCTACATGTGGAGCTATATTTAATTCAATTAGCAGGACTAGGTTTGATAATAATCAAGAAATAAATGTTCATACTTATGAATCAATGAGTTATGACAATGATTTTGGGGACAAAGATGACCCAGACACAACATCTTATAATATGATCAGGGCACCAAGAATGCCCCAAGATTTAAGAGAAGCAATGGACAGGATGCAAATAATATGAGCGAATATCAAGAGCTGGCAAAAGAGTGTAAGTGTTGCAGTAAACACGTACCTCTTCCAATTGTAATGAAATCATACAACGGTATTGTGGTTTGCCCAACTACATTACAAAACATAATAGAGTATAAAAGATTATGGGAGTCGTTTGGATCAAGGCCTATGGGAGCAATTAGAAAACATTTTTCAGAATATGTTCAGCAAATTGTAGAGTCTGGTATGCACAAAGATGAAGGCTAAATTTTCTTCTAGTACATTAGCTCAATCTATTATTGATGAAGAGCCATCAAAATCAGTACACTACTACCCTGGCATAGAATCAGATATCTACAAAAACAAATTTAATTTGATAAAGAGTGGTGGCTGGAAAAGAATGGAGTTTGGGACCGTATGTGATTATAATGATTACGGATTCAGATCGCCTAAGTTTAAAAATAATATTGAGTACCTATTTTCTGGATGCTCTGTAGCTTCTGGACTAGGTTTGCCGATTGAAGAAACTTTTCCATATATTTTAAGTAAAACTTTACAGGTAGAATACAATTCTGTTGCAAGATACGGAGACAGCATTCCTGGGCAAGTAAGTAAAATTTTTTCTTATATAAATGAATTTGGAAATCCTAAAAATATAGTGGCGCTTTTTCCAGATTTTAATAGATTTCTTACGTTTAATAATCAAACTTTACTTGCCTCGCAATCTTTTTTTGATTCATACGATGAAAAAACTTTTATATGGGCAAATAATACATCTGAAAATGATTTTAGAACTAAAGAGTATATGAATTTTATGATTAAAAACACTACAACGGTTTCTTCAGAACAAAACCCTAGGGGCATATATAAAAGACCACTGGTGGCAAATGATGTTATTACTGAAGAAATGTCACATATGTATGCGGGTCAATATATAGATATGCTTTCTCTTTATTGCAAGGCAGCAGGAATAAATTTTGTATGGAGCACGTGGGATTCCACAACTAATAACCTTGTTAACAAGGTGTGTTTTAATAATTACATTAGCTGTAGTCCAGATAGTTGGGATACAAATAGCTCTGTAGATAATTTTTATGATAAAGAAACAAAAAATAATATAAATTGTCACCAAGAGCATGAAAACAGTACAAGCTTTCACATTGCTCTTGATAGAGAAAAAGGATTAGATCACGCTCATTTTGGATATCATAGGCACATACACTATGCAGATACTTTTTTAAAATACATAAATAGGGGATGGTGTGAATGATAGCAATAAGATATTATATTTATAAGTTTATTCAAAAATTTAAAAGGAAAAAGAAGAATAGGTTTATATATTAATGAAGATATTGGGAATTAATGAGACATCTCATGATGCATCAGTTTCTTTAATTGAAGATGGCAAAATATTATTTGCTGGACATGCCGAAAGATATAGTAAAGAAAAAAATGACTGGTACATAAATGATAGTTTAGTTAATGATGCTTTATCATATGGGTCACCTGATGCTATAGCCTACTACGAGAAACCCCTTCTAAAGGCCTCCAGGCTATTTTTAAAGGGTGGTGCAGGAGACTGGAAGCCAAGGTTCAATATAGAAGGTTTGCCACGCAAATCCTTCGGGCACCATTACTCTCATGCATCGGCTGGGTATTACACTAGTCCATTTAATGATGCGGTTATTGTAGTGCTTGATGCAATAGGTGAATACAATACCTCAACTATATGGGTGGGTGAAGGAGAAAAAATTAAGCTAAAGTATAAGCAAAACTACCCAGTAAGCTTTGGACTATTTTATTCAGCCTTTACTAAACTTATAGGTCTAATGCCAAATCAAGAAGAATATATTATGATGGGCATGGCAGCTTATGGAGACTGGACAAGATACTATAAAGAGGTGGATAGCTATTTCCCACAATACGATCAACAAAAATATAATTTCCATAAAGGAATATATGATTGGCAAACTATAATTACAGAGCAAGACAGGTTTGATATTGCAGCAGCAGTTCAAATGGTATACGAGCAAAGACTAAATCAATTTATGCGTATGGCAAAGCATATAACTGGCAAAAATAATTTAGTGTTTATGGGAGGATGTGCTCTTAACTCTTCAGCCAATACTTTGCTTTGGGATATTTTTGATATGATCTGGATTATGCCAAACCCAGGAGATGCTGGAAGTTCCCTTGGAGCAGCCGCAGCATTTTATGGAAAGCATTTAGATTGGAAAGATCCTTACCTTGGTTACGATCTTGGAGGAGAATACCCAGTTAATGAAATTGTCAAAGGCATTTTAAAAGACGGTATCGTAGCTGTTGCAACTGGAAGAGCAGAATACGGCCCACGAGCTTTAGGAAACAGAAGCATATTGGCTGATCCAAGAGATCCAGGAATAAAGGATAAGGTAAACTTAATTAAGCAAAGAGAGTTATTTAGGCCGTTTGCTCCAGTTATTATGGAGGAGTGCGCTTCAAAATGGTTTGATATGGATTTTGCAAGTCCTTATATGCAGTATACAGTCAAGTGCTTAAAGCCAGAACTTGTGCCTTCTGTGGTTCATGCAGACGGAACATCTAGAGTTCAGACTGTAAATAGAAATGAGAACAGAGGTCTTTGGAGGGTTCTAAATAAATTTTATCTGCAGACTGGAGTGCCAATGCTTTTGAATACAAGCCTAAACATTAAGGGCCAGCCTCTACTTAATGATGAAAATGATATTAGAAATTGGGAAGAGATGTATAATGCAAAGGTAATTCGATGAAAAAGATATTGGTTATAGGAGACTCACATACATCAAAAATAGGCAATTGTGTCCCAGATGTATTCTTTTTAAAAAATAGAAAGCTTGAATATCAATACTCTGAGCAGAACTATGTTACACACATGCTAGAAGATGGAAGAGATATATGGCTAAAAGATTATTTAAAAACACATGAAGATAAAGATTTACAGCTATGGATGTCTTCACACCCAGGAAGGTCGGCTTTAAATTTTGATTTTGAAAACTTTGCAAGTGGTACACAAAAAATGCAGCTGGATGAATGGAATGAGCCTGGAAGGATAGTTGTTCCTTGGCTTGGGTATATAGACATAAGGAATTGGCTTCCACAAACCAACTTACCTGGTTACATTAATGCAAAAGAGGTTGTTTCTAGATACATAGACAATGCTCTTAATAAGTTTGATAAGTGTGAAGTTATTTTTATGGAACCTCTTCCTCAGTTTATATGCTTTATTACAAATGGATGGGTTGAAAATAGAAGCGATCCAGATATTGAGTTTGAAAGAAGGCACGAGCAGCATTTATTATTTGTTGATGAGCTTAAAAAACAATGCTTGGAGCGTGGATTGCGTGAGCCTATAAATACAAGGGATATCATAGGCGACGACATGATAGAGCCATACAAGCAGCCCAAAAAACCAATCAACATATTATTAAACGATCATATGAAGCAAGAATATTATGACCCGATAGTCAACTATCTAGCAACAAGCCTGGCTATTGACGATATCAGGTAATAAAAGTATAATTCAACTAGGTGCCAGTAGCTTAGTTGGTTAAAGCCCCGAACTCATAATTCGGTAATCGTAGGTTCAAGTCCTACCTGGCACACA